GATGATAGAGTCACGATCACCCATACCAACAAATGCATAGTTAGTCGCGGTCAAACCTGAGTTAGCAGAGTATGAACCAGGATAAAGATGCACTTCGTTTCCACCCTGTGTAAGGGCGGCAGCAGGGATATCATCAATTGAGGCTGCAAAACCGTCAGTTCCGCGTTTATCGATAATTGCCATTATTTTCTCCTTAAGAATCGATTTGTGATCTTATTGTCACAAAGTTTTACATATATGTCAAAATTTATTTTTTACGTTTCTTCCCTGCTGCGCTGAGTGCTATCGCTACTGCTTGGCGGCGTTGGGCTTCTTTACGTGTGATACCTTTACGTTTGGCTAAAGTGTTAACTCCTTTAGCACGAGCTTTTGAAGGTTTTTTCATTAGCTCCTTAATATTACCTGAAATTGTTTTTTGAGATTTACCGCGTTTCAGAGGCATGCATCATCTCTCTGACAGATGGAGGCAGCATATCGTCATCAGAAGATATTTCATTACTATTATCTTCTACGTCTTCATCCTTCATTTCGGTTGAATATACCAAATAATCTCTTGCCCCGTTAATATAAGCTGAAGACACCGCTAGTTTATTTGTCCACCATGTTGGAAGCTCTGCTTCTGCATCTTCTGGTAGTGCTTTCATAATGTCTGCGATATCCTCCATTATTGTTTGGCACATTCTGCGTGAAGATGCTACATCTGTATGTCCATCTTTAATCATAGTCATTTTTTCTTCCTTAAATGATTTGTTACTTTGACCCATTTCTCTAAGATTGTCTTCCCACCAGCTAATCTTTGGATCTAGCACGTTTTCATCTATGATCTTCCTTAATCTACGATCATATTCCTCTCTAGTTGGAGAGGCTACACCATTAACAGCATCAATTACAAATTGTATTGTTGCTGCCGCTATTGTAAGACTTGCACATTTACCTGTAACAAGTTGATTTAACTCATCAATCATAATTGTTGGAGAAGCCGCTTTTAACAATCCAACCATATTTTTAGGGACGGTAAAATACAAACTGCCTTCTACATAAATTTTCGCAGGGTAAGGATGTAATTTATTTGTATTTGAATCAACCACCCTAACTAAATCAAACCCATCAATATTTTTAAATGTTACTGAATAAGCTTCATTATCGCTTGGGTTTTTTTCAACGTATGAGGGTTCTCCAAATTTATCAACTAACTTCATTACAAAGTTTCTTGGACCTTCATATTCCCAATCACCTATTTCAATGCCTCTATACTCCATGCTTACCTCTTAAATCCTATAGGCTTTGAATATCTTATAGGATATCCAAGCTTTCGTTGTTTAGTAATAAATCTTTCAAGAGTAGGATAACTCAATTTTCTAGAGGTGGCAAGTTTTCTAATTTTCTCATTGCGTCGAATACCCTGATTTGGGAATCTTAAAAATTTGAATTTTCCAGATTTGAGAACTGTTTTCATTAATTACCCCATTGATTACTGGCATCTGACTTTGCGATCTGACCGGTAGTCAAGTCTTCCTCAGTTTTTTCTATAGATGAAACAATTTTTCCACATTGTGATTTACATAGTTTAAACGATCTTTCATAACCCTGCAAATAGTTTTGTAGTTTAGTCCAATATTCGTAAGAAATAATTTTTTGTATTGGCACATTGAAACCATTAAACATGCGCTCAAACTTTGGGGGATAATAGAATCTATCATTTTGTTCATCATAGTAATGACCACCAGTCCAACAACACCTAAAGACTAAACCCTCTGGAGATATGTACCACTTACCCCAATCGTCCCACACACAGTGAATTTTTCTTTCAGCTAATTCATACTGTTTAGTTTTCTTAGAATGAACAAACTTACCAGATTTTGGAGCGAACACATCTCTTGATGTTTTAACTGTAGAAAAAGTAGTAAATCCTGAATCTTTTGCAAGCTGTTTAGCCTCTTCAACTTGATGCTTATTATGTTCAAATACGATATATTTCCAATGAACTTGAGTGTTGCCTGTAGAGATTACTGATTTAGCATTTGTAAACACTGTTTCAAATTTTGTGTTTATTCTATATTTAGAGTGAGTATCCCATAAACCGTCTAAGTCAAAATTAATGATGTCACGTTTAGTTAATATATTACCTACATCGGTCCAAAAATCATGACCATGAATACCTCCATTTGTATGTATTAAAAGTTTTGTGTCATGTTCTTTTACATAAGCAATAATTTCACGAAACTGCTTATTCATAACAGAATCACCAAAATTACCGTTAATTACCAACCATTCTAAATTGTAAAGAAGTTCTGAATTAAAAAGTTTCTTGAAGTTATCTAAGGTTATTGTGTATTTTGAATCATTGAGATTTACACGTAAAGGTTTCCACCGATGACAGGCTGGACAACGAGCATTGCATCTAAAAGTTAATTCAGTTGTTAATTGTCTTATATTACGCATTAGTTAGAGTATGGACTGTGAAAACTACTCCAGAGGGGATTGAGGCTTCTTTGAATTGTATTGTTTCGTTTGACGTGTGTAATACATAGTCAGCTGAAGTTTGAAATACACCGTCTAAAGTTACATAAGTAATATTAGACTGATTCGCAACATCCTTTCCTATAAAGAATACATTTGATGTTCCTACGGATGTATTGATATTTTGAAAAGGAACTGATAGCGTACCACCACCAGTGATCGCAGTAACATTGTCAGAAACCACATCTATATTAGCGTCTAATCTAGTCTCTGCTGCAACCACGTTGTCGGAAACCACGTTAATATTAGCATTTAATCTAGTAAATGTCACAAAATCATTAGATGCCGCGACTAAAACATTTGCAACCCTTCTAGCCTCAATAGCATCTGCATTTGCATCAAGAGTATTAATATTAGTAGTTAGTGCTGCAACATTATCTGTGATAGAAACATGTAAATCAGTGCCTGTGTATTTTATATTAGCTGCAGTTAGTATGCCTACATCAAGATTACTTGCCGTAACAGGAGAGATGGTTGTGTTTGAAAACGGGTCTTTTGTATCAGAAACTCTAAATGTTTTTGCAGACTCGTCATAAAAGAAGGCCGCATTGCCTTGATTTCCTCTGTTGAATAAAAATCCAATATCATCAGCAGGTGTTCCTGTGGCAGAATTTGCTAACATGATGATTCTGTCTTGAACAATCATATTAACAGAGTTAGAAGTTGTTGTGTCTCCGCTTACAACTAAGTTTCCAGTTACTGTTAGATCATCATTCATGGTCACTTGACCAGTGAAAGCTGTTGATCCATCAATTATAGCAGCAACATTATTTTGAACCACATTAATATTAGAGTTTAATTGAATAAAAGTAGCTGATACATTAGCTTTTGTATCAAGATTAGTATTTGCAAAAGTTGCAAAAGAAGTTATGTTTGAACGGACTAACACAACATTTGCCTCTGCAGCAACAACATTTCCTTGAACGCTGTTAATGTTTGCTGTAGTTGCGTTTAAATTTGCATTAAGTCGAGTCTCGGCCGATGCAGTATTAGCTGCACTAGTAAGTGCCGCTAAACCAACAGACTCATCTTTAATGTGTCTAGCTTCAATAATGTTATTAGACAGTTGAGCTGACGTAATAGCATTTGAGCTAACAACTGTACTGGTAACACGTGTAAGTGCCATTTAAACTCCTAATCGTCTTTAGAATCTTCCTCTAATTCCGCAAAAAACTCCGCTAAAAAGTCTTTTTGATCTAGAGGTTTGTCATTGTCTATATTATCTAGATCATCTTCGTCTTCAAAAAATTCTTTTATAAAGTCTTCTACTTGTTGATCTACGGACGGAGGTGCTAAAAGCTCATCATATACTTCTTTTAAACAAATCTTTTTTGTTAAATCAATCAAAAAAGTAACGTCATCATCATCTATAGATCCTACAGTTAGTCCATCGTCTGTAATCATATTAACAGTTGTATGTTTCTTTTGTTCATAGTAAACTGTATCAATATCATCACCACCAACCAATTCTTTTAGTTTAGGTTCGTGATCAATAATTAACTCTAAGGGAAAGTTTCTAGATTTAATTTCAGCGTTCTTTCCCTCATCATAATTTTTGTATGCAAAATATGCGTAAGGATTTGAACTATCACTAACTACACATTTTATATATTCCATTTATATCTCCATTAAGTTTTAATTATATAGTTTATAACACTACTTGGTAAAGTTACAGCATGGGTATGTGCCGCTTGACTAACTCCTGTGGCTACTGTTGTAGTTGTTGAGTCTTTAGCAGAAGCCGCAACTGATGTTGTAGAGACTGTTAAGTCTCCGTCACCATCTGAAGCAGTAGTTACAACAGAGCTTGCACTGGCAGAACCAGTCTGTGCCCCTAGTGTTGAGTTGTTTGTGCCTTTACCGAGAGGAAATCTATCTCGTAAATCTGGTAGAGCAAAGTTTGTAGAATCACCACCAAAAGCTGTGCCTATCGCAGCAAATAAAGAAGCATATGTTGCAGACGCAACTGTTGAACCGTCACACATTAACCATCCCGTTGGTGCAGAAGAAGCACCAGTCATCACAATCGTACCTGCTGGAATAAGCGGTGCAGGCGTAGAGTCAGGGTCATTTTGAATTGAATTCTGACTTAAAGTAGCTGCAGCTAAGTTAGCATAGTTACCAGGGGTTTTCATCACATGAAGCCCATTTAGTGATGAAGTTGCTGCTGAATCTAATCTATGCACTATTGATACATTTGCAGAGTTTAGTGAACCAACAGTAATAGTAGTGTTTTTCGATGCCGTGGCAGAAAGTAAAATTGTTGAATTAGATTCGTAGTCAGCTATTCCATCAAAAGAGTCATGAGTGAATCCTGTTTTTGCGAAATTGATACGATCTAGAGAAATACTATTTAAGCCTATCATAGTATTAGTTATAGAGCCGTTTGTCGGCGGTATACCTATATCTTTTACGCCTGCCATAGCGCCTGAGTTATCAGTTATCAAATATAAACGCGCATTGGCAGATAAAGCTCCAGAGGATGATGGAGTAGCTACAAGCTCTCCTATTTCGTAGGAAGCAACATTTCCTGCAAGTGCGACAATACCGTTTTCAACTCGATTACCAATACCAACTCGAGTGAAGTTGCCTCCGACCGGAGAGGACTTTACATGGACAGAATCTGATATGTAAAGAGCATTAGTTTTTTCACTTCTAAAGAGCATACCATCCTGCTCACCTATAGCTGCTCCAATAGCAGTAAGGTTAGGTGCTGCAGGTGTTGCTGGTGATCTAAAATTAGTTAGCAAAGCTCTCATTGAATTATTATATTGAAGTCGAGAAATATTTAAAGTAGTTCCCGAAGTTGGTTCAATATAAGAGTTAGAATCTACTAGTGACATTTATACCCCTGTTGCCGTTATTTGAACTTGTATGCTCTGATTAGTTGGTGTTGCCGTATCATTTTCAATATCAAATAACCTAAAGCTTACCTCTGTATTGGACCCTTGAGTAACAATAGCAGTTTGCGCAGTCGCTGTATCAATTGGTTGAATACTAATAACAGGTCTTGCTAAAAAGTTAGAATTAGCATAATCAACTGTCATAGTTGTATTATTATAGGTTAATGTGTTAGAGAAAATAGTTTGCTCTTTTTCTACTGTATAACGAAACTGATCTAATGTAAAGTCATATTGGTCCTCCTCGGAGTTGTTTACGACAAATTTTATTTGGAACTGTCTAAATATTTTAGTACCTGCCTCATAAGGGACAAACTCATCATTAACACCACTAGAGCCAAAAGCAGCAGTATTTACTGTGCCATCTGAAAAGTAAAGTATAGAGTTAGGTTGTGTGGTTGTTCTGATAAATGTTTGCTGTGAAAGTGCTCCCACATCTCCTTCAAAAGTAATGTTAGTTGCGTCTGCATATTGTTTTAAATCTACTAATGAATAAGAAGTTCCAGCAGCTGACAGGTTTGCGTAAGTGTTACCTCCAGTAGAAACGCCGTTTGCAAAAAATGTATTTCCTAGAACAACCGTGCCTGTGTCTACAGTGCCAGCAATGAAAGCAATTACATTCGAGTTAGCGTAGTCACCCTGATCAAGAACACCTCCTGAAGTAAATGTTCCAAAACCAGAAGTATCAAGTGCTGTTGTAGCACCGCTATCGGTATATAATTCTAAAGTTGTAGCTGTCGCACGTTTAGCGAAAATTTCTCTATTGTTAAGTTGTGTCATACCTTCAACATCGTGTACAATTACTCTAGCAGTTGTTGCAATACCGTGTTCTGCTAAAGAAGTGGTTACAACTCCAGGACTTGCTTTTGTAACTGCTGAAATAGGTATGACATTACCGGTATAATTACCTGTTAATTTAAGTGCATATACATTGCCTGCTGTAGAACCACTCATAAGAGTTTTATTGTTAGCATCAAATCTAAAGTCTAAGCTTAGTGTATTTCCTGATCCTAGATTTCTACCTAAACCTCCAACTGCTGCATCGGTAGCTCTTCCAGAAGTTGAAGCATCTGTAGTGCTAGAGTAAATTGTCAAAAATTCATCGTTGTAAGTGGTTTTAATTTGTTGAGAACCAATAATATCTAACTGAACTTGTCCCGTGACAGTGCTACCAAAATCTCTTATTTGGGTTATGTAGGTTGCAGAGCCATCAGCCAACAAGTCGTCAGCATCAGCTACAGCAGAAAAACCTGATGAAGTGCCGTTTGCATTATCTACAGTAGAAGGATCAAAAGAATGTACAGCAGTGTTTGCAACGCCTCCTACGTTTGAATTTGCAAATGACGGATAATTAGTTTCATGATCGTTTGTATTAGTTATAATAGTAAAATTAGTTTGTGGAGAGTCCTCGTTAAATGCAGCTACAACAGTGCTTCTTTGAGGTCTTGAAGTGGTTATAGTTATAGCAACAACATCCTCACTCTCATTACCACTTGTATCTCTAGTTTTTGCTAAATACGTAAATGTACCGAATTGATCTATTGGAACAGATTTTCTATTTACACCAGCTGCAACACTTGCAAACGCGGATGCTGCAATATAGTTAGCTAATGTAGCTGCATGAGTTCCTGCTAGTCGTCTTATAACAACTTCTTGCAAATCAAGATCGAATAAGTCACCGTCACCATTTCTTACATATTCCCAGAAGAAAGTAATCTGATCAGTTTGTTGCCCACCAGTAAAGTTAAAGATGTTTTCAGGCTTTGCAGACTTACCTACAATCTGCTTAGTGATAGTTGATGTAACGCCTCTAACATCTTTATTAAGTGCTGTTACTCTAAATATAATGTCATTTGGTACGCCGCCTTGTCTTAAACCCCTATTAATTCCGTACACCGTAATTCTAATTTTTCCGTCATCTTCAACTCCTGTAGATGGAACTTTAACAGTATTAAAAGATGTTAATCCAGCACCTCCATCATTACTTCCAATGTCTTCAATTTGAGTTAACTTGTAGGATATTTCATAGTCTGTAACCTCTTGTCCAGTAATATGATCAAACTCACAGGTGACACGAATCGCAACTCCTCCAGTTTGCTCCCGATATAATGATTCAGAAAGAGTTAATCCTGTTACTTTTTGGATCGGAGGTTTTTCTATTGTGATGCTTTTTTCAGCAAAAGCACTTGCTCTTCTAAAGCTGTTAACATTTCGAGCCTTAACACTTGTAGTTCCTTCTGGTAAATCTCTTATCAAAAGATCATTATCGACAAAAACTTTTTCATATTCTGAATTAATTTGTAGCTCATAGATACCATTATTCGCTAGATTAAATCTACCTGGAAAAACTGACTCGTCATAATCTAAAGTACAAGTATTAGCAGAAACATTATTAATTGTTCCCTCTGGATTTTCAGATATGTTAACAAGTGTTGAGCCAAACAAATTAGAAGTAGGTCTATCAACAAAGTTAACTCTAAATATAGAGTTTGCGGTCAACGCTGCATTATATGAGGCATCAGCTGGATCAAAGCTGGTATTTTGGATTGTAAAAACATTGCCAGCAAAAGTCTGTACATTATCACCCACCTCAAAAGCAGGAACTGTATAATGGTCTATTTCAACTCTGTATTCAGAATCTGAACTTCCCACAGTGTATTCTAGATTAGACTTTACTGTGCTATTTTTGTTAAAAGTAAACTGACCTGATGATTTTTCTTGACCATCTACATAAAATCTTATAAACTTTTTATCCCTAGGACGAATTGGAAGCTGAATATGCTCAACTGTTGTCCCACCTTGTCTCTCGACAAACGCTCCTCCAAAAGTGTTGCTTAAGGTAAATGTTTTTTCAGTTCCAGAAACGTAGAATGACGAATTATCAAAGAATCTAGCATCCAACAACTGATTAATTTTAACAAAGAAAGGAGCTTCAGGTAATACGTTTATGATATTTAAGTCTCCTGTTAAGACGTTTTCTATATCTACCGTATCTTCAGTTTTATCAAAAGTTACTATATTAGCTGATACTTCTACCGTATCATCTGCAAAAGCAATGAAGTTTCTTAAACTATTAACAGAGGCTTTTTCTTTTAATGGGACTGTGATAAAATCATCACCTTTTAAGCCTCCAAAAACACCTGGATCGTTCACATCTAAAATGTGTTTAAAAATATTTTCATCAAAAGCTACATTCAATCCTTCAAGAGTTAATCGTACGTTAGATGTTCCATCACCATTATCAACTTGTGCAAAGCCGTTACATAAAAGTCTGATCTCACCTAAAAAACTAGAAAAACCAGCTTTTCCAGTAAGAGTTCCAAAACCTTCAGCATCTGCTATTGCCGCACCATTGTCTACGGTTAGTGATAGTACACTTTGATGTGAGTTATTAATTAGAGTAGTGGCTACTGGCTGAGATACTAAAAATTCAGTTCTATAAGTTTGAATATAGCCTAAACGATCTGTGTTATTATCAATCTTTGCATCAAAAACAATAGAACCATCTACCAAACGTCTAACAACTTTTTCAAGATTAAATAATGGAACAGGTGGGGCTTGATAAGGACTTTCTATATCAGTATAAGCAGTTGGAGTATAATCAATAAATGAATCTGAATCAATATAAACATTTGATACATACTCTTTAGCTATCACATTAACATCACCATCAGCTTCTCTCTCAAGTTCTGCAACTGTAAAAAGTTTTCCTGCTTTGTTAGTGTAAAAGTCACCAGTATTTACCCACTCACCAAAACTCCACAAATCTCCTCTAACAGGCACATTATTAGCCGCAAAACTTGAAACACTATCAATGCTCTTAGTAATGGGATTAAATCTTCCAATAATTTTCATCTCAACTAAATCAGAACCTGTTGCAACATTATCGGTTGAATCTAAGGTAAAAGAAGAATTACTGACAATGTATAAATCAGTTCTATCGTTTTCAACTTGAATTACTCGTAATGCTAAAGGATTAGTATTAGCAGTAAAAGTAGTTGCTGCGATAGTGGGTTGTGTAAAGTGTTCTAGTATAACATTAGCATCGCCAGATGTTGAAGCATTAGCTGACACTTTTCCACCGAAACCAAAATTAATTCCAGTTTGATTTTGTGATACAGAAATAACATCACCAGGAGCTAAGTTAAGTCCTTCAGAAGAAGTAGTGAATGAAACTACACGTTTTACAAATTTAGAAGCTGCAATATGATATTGAGCAAAACGCAGAGCTTGACTTCTGCGAGTAACTCCTGCTAAATCTAAAGTCATTACGTTTTCTACAGTAGCTCTTGGTGTCCCATCATTAGCGTCAGCAGAGTCTATACGTATCATTTCACGTTTATAATGATTAGTTGGATCAATATAGGATGCCTCTACTCCAGTAATTAATTCACTCTCTTTGTTACCACTAATTTTAAAAGTTCCGTTTTGAATGTTAGTCTCGTTGAAGGTCATTGATGGATATTCTTCAGGCTTATCCACAGCTAGAGAGATTTTTCCAAAAGATTGTATCAACGCACCTCTAAAAGATCCACAAATGGATTGAATGTGTTCAACAGCTTGACGTTGATCAGCGATAAGCATGTTGGTAGTAAAGCGTCTTTCTTTAATAGCTGTGCCTTCAGGAATACCTACTAAAGTTTGTTTTACGGCTGTAAATTGACCTCTAGGCTTGTGCCTAAATGATCCATCTGCTAATCCATCTACGCCTATAAACTGACCTGTTTGTGGATCTACTGCATCACAGTATTGAGCTATCTGAAAAAACTTATACTTATCAATATTATCTTCTGGTATGCCTAAACCATAGGTTTGATTTGTTAATAAATCATAAACGATCCATACTGGGTTTTGAGTCCATGAATATACAAAAGATCCATCCCAAGTGCCTAAATAAATTAGTGGATTGGCATTAGTTTGTGTAACTATGTTATCATTTACAGTCACCTCAGCTGTAACAATTTGAGTGCCAGTGGGGGACACTGAAGGAACTTGATTAGTATTAACTTGATCTTCATTAAAGCTTGGATGTGTTAGAAAACTTATCTGAACATTTTCATTAGGAGTTCCAAATACATGCATCTTTACTGTATTTGTACCGCCTGTTGTAGTCGGAACTCTTATTTGGCTCATACCTGCCGTGCCGGTACACTCATAACGAACACTTATGCCAAAATCTGTTGAGCCATCTGGTGTTGAGAAGATTCGATCTTTTTCGCTTAGGAATCCTCCAGCACTTGCTTGGGACTGTCCACCATTAAAAATGCGCACAACACCGTCAACTCCTTTGATACAGATACCTACAGTCCCTGATATTGAACCCATATCATATGTAAAATTATAAGTTCTTCCTGCAACTAGGTCAGCTCTTGCAGCGCCAAAAGATACCGCGCTCTCAGTAGAGGTTTGAGTTGCAGATGTATGAGATCCTGTGTCAGTTTTTTGTAAACTGTATCCATTTGTTGTGTAACCGAATGTTCCAGTTTTAGGGAGTTCAAGTTCACGCCAATCTATTTGTCCATTTTGTAAAATAGGTTGATTATAATTGGACGGAACTTTTACCAAAAGCCCTTTTACAAGAGATGTAAAATTAGGAACTCCACCTTGATGTTCGTTAAAAGCTTTAAGTGCATACCCAATTAAAGCTGTTCTAGGATAAGCTTGTGGCTCATTTTTTATTTCAAACCAACCTATAGCTTGAATTTGAGCTGTATTTTTAGAGCTAGTTGATTCGTTAGAGGTTTTTTCAATTGTAAACTTGTAACCATCTGTTGATCTACTAGCTACGGGGATATTAACAGACAGATCAAATTTATATGGAGTATTAGTTTTGCCTTTAACTGTCTTTTTAACAGATTTTATCTCAGTAGAACCAGTTGAATCAAACACAGTAATTTTAATTGTTAATGAATTTTGTTTTACATTGCCTTGATTATCTTGAACTTGTAGTGCGTTAATTACAAACAAAAATCTCAACTCGTGCCAGTCATTAGCACTAGTGCTTTGTAACAATACTTGTGTTTTTGGTATGCCGTTTACATTACCTTTTTTAAGAGTAACTGGAGAAGCAAACTGTTGAGGAGTGATTGAAGTATCGCCAAACTTGTTTAACACAGCTTGAGTGGTTGTACCAGTAGTAGTTGAGGTTTGAAAAAATTCTGGATTCTCGACACCAGTGGAAGTAATCAAATCATCAATTGAACTGTCAGTGATCTCAATATCTTGAGGACCATTAGGATTAATCCTATAAACAGGCCCCTCACCAAGAGCATTAAGAAGATACATTATGTCAGTTGAATAAAGGGTGTTTGGTTCTTCAGTGGGATTTCCACCTTGACCACCGCCACCACCAAACCCTCCCTTAATAAGTGGGAGCTGTTTTCCATTATATTCTGCGTATTGTTTAACTCTCATTAGAACTGATCAACTACCCTTATTAAATCATTTTTTCCATGTTCAACTGCATCAATATGGCCACTAACTAAGTGTCCAGCTGTTCTGTGAAGTCCATAAATCAGTGGTATTGGAGTTCCACTTGATATAGTGCTTTGTAGAGATCCAAACATATCATTTGCGCGAACTGCTTGATCTGTAGATTTTATAGATTCTGGAGACTGAGTGAAGAGTGATGTTACAAGGGCAAGGCCTGCATTAACTGCAAGAGTGCTAGCAGTGATGCCTGTTCCAAATATACCACCTGATGCAGCTGTTGCACTAGTAGCACCAAATTGTCCGGCACCAGCAGCAAATTCAGCAGCTGTCATACCAGCAGGAATACTAGGTCCGCTAATAGCAGCTGCAATCTGAGGACCGACAACAAAAGCTGCTGTGGCAATAGCTGCAATTTTTAGGAGGTTGCTTGTCTTTTTACCACCACCACCGCATATAGCTGGTACAACATAAAACTCATCATCCTTTTTAATTCTTTTGATAATAAAATCATTATTAGTTATAGGAACAAGTTTCTTGTCAAGTATAAAGTAACCCTCATCAATCTCACCTAAATAACTCTTTTGTGCATACGCTGCGAAACGTGGGTGCATGGCTCCTAGATAACGAGGAATGTCGCTATAGTGTGTTAGGTCTGCAGCTAGCTTTGTTTCAGAAAAAAGATGAGAAAGCGATGAATGAATTTTAATCTTGCTTAACAAGATGTTTCTCCTCAAAAGCATCAAAAATCAATGCATCTAAATTATTATCGTACCAGTATATCTTAAAATTGTTGTTGAACCCAACTAAAAATTTATACTGTTGAAATGCTGCACTCTCTTTATCTTCTTTGCTTGGAATTGGGTTTTCATCTCCAGGATGAGAATGAAAAAATCCCCAAATGTTATCATCATGTTCAACTAAAGCAGCGGGATCTAGTATAAAAGTGTCTTTAGGAGAGTCACTAATATTTTTGCAAGGGATGTATCTATAATCTTTTGTTATCAATCCTACGGCTTCACGAGGATAATCCTTCAAAGCATGATTGTTCATAGCATCAGTTAATTGTTTAAATTTTTCCATCTTACTTTCTTTACTGTATATTGCTGATAGTATCTGTGATATTTGTAAATTGCACTGTCCCTATTCTCAAGCATTTGAATAATGTTGTTTTTTCCAACATACATTGCAATATGATTTACTACATTAGTCGCACCTATGGACATTAAAATTAAATCAAAAGTTTTCAAGTCTTCTACCTCTTCCCAGTCACCGTTCTCAGATGCTTCCAAAAAAGCTTGTCTGTGTGTTTTTTGAAACCATGCGTCATCAACAATATTCATATAGTCACTTGAAAGGTAAGGTATTTCAATATTTAATTCTTGCTTGTAAATGTGACGTAATAAGTTAAAACAATCCATACCAGTGTTTGGATCACTTCCGAATAGTTTATATGGGATATTTACATATTTTTCATACCAAAGAATCATGTCGGTATAAGGTGTGTATTCTCTTTACCCAATAATCAGATAAAGTTTCTACACAAGAGACTCCCCCCTCCTCTATGTGAAGTATTTTCAAAGGTGCTAAATATATTGCAAAATGCATGATATAATTTTTATGCTTAAAGGCTATTACATCATAATTTTGAGCCTCTGTCAATTTAACTTTTACAGCACACTTAGAAGCCCAATCGTCTACGTTATCTGTAGAAAAATACTTCATCCATTTACGAGATTGAGGATAAGAAGGTAATTCAAAAAGCAAGTTTAATTCGTTCTGATAAAAAGATTTTATTAATTGAATACAGTCACATTTACCATATTCATGTCGCTGTCCTAAATATTTCTGTACCATTCTGATAACTCTGGAAAAACTTTTTCAAACGATTCACCTCTAAAAACATCAGAATCGTGAGTATTCTTTTTAAACGAACTTGCCAAAATAGAATCATTTTTACTTCTCATATGTTTCAAAGAATCTAAAATAGAATTCACTTCGTAGGAAGTTAGGACATCATGTAAAACTAAAAGTTCACTTTTATAATTATTTATTATTTGTTTCTTAATTTCGTTAGAAAAAATAGTTGTAGACAGGTAGCGAGGACTAACAAGATTTGTTATACTAAAGTTTTTGTTGTTTCTTTTAATCCATTTGATTAATTCCATATTAGAAGTTATAGAGAATACATTACTCACTAAAGAAAATGAGGAAATATATTTTTCAAATCTTTTTGAATTAGAAACAAATAGAGACCAATCAAGTCCTTTTCTACCGTACTCAGCTTTTTCTTTAAAACCCTCTACGCTAGGCCATATTTCAACTTTCTTAAAACAAGACCACATAGATTCTATATCATAATTTTTAAAAGATTTATTATATGATAGATTTGTATTGTAAGATAGTTCAATATCAGTACACTTATTATCTATTAAAAATTTAAGTAGTTTATAATGACCTTCTTGTACAAACGGTTCTCCTCCAGCAAAGTATAAAACTTTAATGTAAGACTTAATCTTATCTATATCTTCCCAAAATTCCTTATTATTAGTCCAAAAGTCATAATGTGCAGGAGTATTTTTATCAATTCTATTAAAATGTTTATCTTCTTTAACCCAAGAAGAAGAAGCATAAGAACCACACATCCTACAACTAAAATTACACAAATTTCCAAATCTAAAATCTAAGTAAATAGGTGGATTCTTTACTGAACCATCTAAATTAGTTTTACTGTAAATATTTTCATAAGATGAATATTTATTATTCATTCTTATTCGGTGGCTATCAATTCCTTGATCTTCCCAATCATAACAAACGGAACAGGCATCAACTTTTTTACCAGAAAGCATATCTAATCTTGCTTTCTTAATGAAATCATCATTAAAAGCATCAAGAGGTCTTTTATCCTTACCAAAAAGACTACCTTTTTTTGCTAGTGTAAAACAACATAAACCATAAGATCCCTCTATATCTCCATATTGATGAATCCAAGGAAGTATGCAACGAGTTGATGTCATTGTCTAGGAATCGTTCTACCAGTTGAAGGAAAACCACCAAAATGAATTTGGTTGTTTCTAATAGTACAAGAAAGAATAGATTTACCGCAAACATCACCAGCAGCTGATGAAGCTATTTGATTATTTGCAGCAATGGGGTTGGTGTTAGCAGATAGAGAAGTACCTGGAATAGTGCCTCCTGCAGGGCCAGGATACTGACACTCTGGTCCTTTATATGTCCACTGACAGGTATTTTTATAAAACTTACGTTTAGGAGCAACAAGTTTGAAATATTGTAACCACGAGATTAAACTGAAGGTAGCAACGTGTTCATTTAGACCCTCAAGTTGATCTATTTTAAAAGTATCCTCAATATAGGAGGACTCATCAGCATCTTGATTTACTATATAGATTGGATCACCTATAGCCGTAGATGCATCTACAGTCCTGTTTAAGAATAAATGATCGGGAGCAACAATCTTCTCAATGGTTGCCTCTCTAGTGCCAGAGCTAGACCTAACGTTATCACCGACACGGTATGGTAATGAATTCAAAACTTGAACAACATTAGCTGAAACAGTTTTTACTGTGCTGTATTCAGGCCAAAAGTCTAGAAAGTTTGCAAATGTTGTTTTTATGTTTACAACACCACCTAACAAGTCTCTTGAATCTAATTTTTGTTCAACCCATGTATCACCTGCATTTATTGTTTCTTGGTATGACCATGAAGAGTTATTGCTTCCGTAGACTGAATCAACAACTGTTTGATTAAAATGAACATTGCCGGGAACAGTGCGAGGATCTAAAAACTCTACTGTTTCTCCGTTAACAGTGCCTGTAGTAGAATTTGATGAGTTATAACCCACAATAAACGGGTCTTCAACCATTCTTGAAA